GGACAATATGCAAAGCATCATATGAGAAATCCATTCCTATCAAACTATGAAAAGAATAAACGAGTAGTAGTCAACATCGATGAACTACTTGCGGAGAAGGAAACACAGTTCATCTAAGGAGAAAACAAATGGCAATAACACCAAGTTGGATTACCAACAAAGAAGGCGAAGAAGAATACATTGATAAGGGTGCAGTAATGACACCTCAGATCAACCCATCAACAGATGCTAAGTATGTAGCTGCTAAATCTCAGGCTGATCAAGCAGATTACGTTGAGTGGCCAACAATGGTTCACGGCCAAGAAGATCAAGGTATGTAATTATGGATTCATCTTACAAAAAAATACCAGCACCTGAAGTAACTTATAATGGTAGTGTAGGAAAATGGGCGCCAAGTAAATCAAATCCTGATAATTCAAGTTGGATTGAAAAACCTAAATCTACAAATGTAGATCCTAGTTTTGGACGTAATGTATCAACACCCAAGCCAACACCAACACCTACAAAAGGTACTCAAAAAGATCATTACGTTACCGATACAAAAAATTCTACAAAAAAAATTAAGTAAGGATTTTAATTGTTAAATATAAGAGAGATCACTGCTAAGGTATCTCGTCTACAAACTAAATATGCACAGCGTGATGGACGTATGCGTGATGTGCTATCAGTTCGTCAAGGCGATATGTCTAAAGTTTATCCGTCGATGTTTTCTGAGGATTATCCAAAGCCTCTCATCGCCAACCTTATTGACGTTTCCGCTCGTGATCTAGCGGAGGCAATGGCACCTCTACCTACATTTAGTTGTTCCGCTTCTAATATGGTTTCAGATGCTGCCCGTAGAGCTGCAGACACCCGTGCTCGTATTGCAAATTATTATGTAAGCCGTTCCGAACTAAGTGTTCAAATGTACACCGGTGCTGACTGGTACAACACCTACGGAATGATGATTGGTTTTGTTGAACTTGATTATGAGAACAATGAACCAACAATTAAACTTATTAACCCATTTGGTACATACCCAGAGATTGATCGCTTTGGTCGTTGCCTATCTTTAACACAAATCGTTGGTATGGATGCACAGACTTTGGCATCACTATACCCAGAGTATGCAGATCAGATTTTAAATAAGAATTTATTTACACCAGGCTCTCCATATCTTTCTTTAATTCGCTATCACGATAAAGATCAAGATGTTATCTATGTACCAGAGCGTAAAGATTTAGTTTTAGCCCGTACACCTAATCCAATCGGAAAGTGTATGGCTCGTGTTGCCTTCCGTCCATCTATTGATGGTGAGGCTCGTGGACAGTTTGATGATGTACTAGCAGTTCAGTTAGCACGTGCTCGCTTTGCAGTGTTACAAATCCAAGCTGCTGAGAAATCTATCCAAGCACCTATTGCTATTCCACAAGATGTACAAGAACTTGCTTTGGGACCTGATGCAATTATGAGGTCATCTAATCCACAATCTATCCGCCGAGTTCCATTAGAACTTCCTGCTGGTGTATTTCAAGAGTCAAATGTATTAGAACGTGAACTTCGTATGGGTGCTCGTTACCCAGAATCTCGTTCTGGTAATGTTGAAGCATCCGTTGTAACAGGTCGTGGAGTACAAGCACTACAGGCTGGATTTGATACACAGATTAAAGCAGCACAAGGACAATTTGCTAGAGTCTTTACTGAGTTAATCAGTATTTGCTTTGAGACAGATGAGAAAATATTTGGTAACAAAGTAAAAGAGATTCGCGGAATTGATGACGGTACTCCGTTCACAATGAAGTATGTTCCATCCCGTGCTATCAATGGTGATTACACTGTAGATGTTCGCTACGGAATTATGTCAGGATTAGATCCTAACCGTGCAGTTATTGCATTACTACAGATGCGTTCTGACAAACTTGTATCTCGTGATTATGTAAGACGAGAGATTCCAGTTGAAATCAACGTTACTCAAGAAGAACAAAAAGTTGATATTGAAGAAATGCGTGATGCGTTAAGAGTTGCAGTAGCACAATATGCTCAAGCAATTCCAGCACTTGCAGCACAAGGACAAGATCCTTCACAAATCATTAGCCGTATTGCCGAAGTAATTCAAGGACGGCAAAAAGGTATGCAAATTGAAACCATTGTGGAAAAGGCTTTTATGCCTGAGCCACAACCGCAGGCAACCCCGTTGCCTCAGATGCCGGTAGCAGGTGCGGCCCCCGCTCCTGCCTCGCAGCCTACTCCAGTACAAACTGGCGGTGCGGCCCCTGCTCCTGGCCAACAACCACAAGGTAGACCTGACATTGCATCATTGCTCGCCTCAATCGGCGGCGCGGCATAAAGTAAAGGGGGTGAACAATGAACAAAGGATCAAGAGCAGCAGCTCCTATGTCAAAGCCAGTTGAGGGCAAGAAGGATACTTCTAAGCCAGCAGGCGGAAAGACATATTTCGGTTACACAGCAGCAGCACGCAAGGGAAACAAAGTAAAAAAGGGTTAATTATTAGATCGGAGTACTGGCGTGGATGACAAAGATAAAGTCCCACGCCCAGTACACCATTCAGATTTCTTAGTAGTTATTACAGGTTTTCTACACAACCTTGCACAAAGTTTTTCAACATTTACAGAAGAATTATTAGAATTATCAATTTATAACGCAAACAGAGAAAGCAAAGTCAAGAAGGTTTGGGAAGATTTTGCTAACGACTTAGAGAAGATTCAGGAGGACCAAGATGGCGCTTGAAGACGCAGTTAACCCAATTAAGGGAGCATCAGGTCCAGGTAAGTATGCAAAAAGAATTGATCGTATGCCAGCTAACGCTTATGGCGAACAAAAGCAAACAGCAGAGATAGCATCAGGTGCGCCGTTGGCTAGAACTCCAGATGTTCGCCCAGCACCTGCTTCACAAGTTAAAACAGCAGCGCAATCTGCGCCAATAACTCCTTTGTTTGCTCCAACAGAACGTCCACAAGAACCAGTTACATCAGGTGTTGATGTTGGTGCTGGTATGGGTTCAGAAGCACTTGCTATGCGTCAACCAGATGACACTAACTTTAGATCAGCAATTCAAGCAGCTAAACCAGTCCTTGCATTTATTTCAGATCAACCTAACACTTCGCCGGAAACTCGTGCAGCCATCCGGCAGTTATGGGATATGTAGTGAGTATATGGAACAGAATTGGTGATGTAGCTAATACCGCTGCTAAAGATGCTTTTAAATTTGGCGGAGAGTTACTTGGAAGCGCAAAAGGTACTGCTAAGTTTGCTTGGGATGTAGGAACAGCACCTTGGAATGACGCTGAAGAATATAACGGATTTATTCAACCTTTTAAAACTGCTGCCGCTAAAGAGGGTGGAGATATAATTAAACCGCTGGCTTCTGCTGGTGGTGCTATTATGAAAGTTCCTGGTGTTCAACCAGCACTTGAGCGTATCAATAAAGTTAATCAAGAATATATTAGAGAACCACTTACTACCTTTGAATTAGTTCAAGGTGATGTAGTAAAAAGCGATAGTTTAAAAACTTTTTTTGATCCTAACGAATGGCGTAAAGCCTATAAAGGCGCACAAGAAATTTCATACGGTCAAGCCGTTGCATCAAAGATCAGATCTATTTACGATCCAAAGTTTAATGTTTATAACCCAGCAGAGCGAGAAAAGGCTTTTAAAGATAGCGCTTGGGGCAAGTTTGCTTCAGGTGGCGCAGATCTTGTAGTACAACTTTTTGGAGATGTAACTCTTGCCGCAGGTAAGGGAATTAAAGTTCTTAAAGCAAGCGAATTAGGTGTAGGTAAACTTAATAACGCTGATGCAGTTGCTAAAGCCGCTGAAGATATTACTCAAGCCCAATACGGAGTTAATAATCGTTTTAGTAAAGTTTTAGATGATTTTACTAAGAATGATTCCGCTTACGCTATTTCTCATCCTATGGTTAAGTCATCAAATAACCCAGGATTACTTGCACATCTATTAGGTGATTCAGTAGATCGTGATGAGACAGCACTTATTTTGCGCTCTGCATTAAGTGATCCTGCCGCTATGGATGAACTTCGTTTACAAAGAGCTTATATAACTGATGCGCTAGAAACTGCTCGTGGCAAAATATCAGCAGTAGATGAATTTAAATTATTCTCAGCTCCTGATGGTTCAGGTATGCTCCCATTTTTAAACGATAACCCAGCGGTTACTGAAGAAGCTTTAGCAAACTATCGATCTTTAGCAGCAAATGATAAATACTTTGCTGACCTAATGCAATTAGGTGAAGGTGGCGGTGCTCTTACTCGTACTACCGGTAAAGGGCTACAAGGTGCTGAAAATTTTGTTGCTCAATCTCGTGCTCTTAAATTTTATGACAAAACAGTTGGTAATGCTAAAGTAGAAGTATTCCAACCAACTCCTTTTCACAAAATGTATCAAAAAGTATCTTGGCTAGCAGGAGAGCGTCCAGCAGGTTTAGTAGATTTTAATGATGCTGATTCTTATAAAGAAGTAATTGCCAATATCAATACTCTTGAAAAAGTAATTGGTCTAACACCAGAACAAAGCAAAAGTGTATTAGACAGTTATATAGCCGCTTCTACACCAGAGGCTAGATATGTAGCAACTTTAAACCTTGAAGGTAAAGCCCTTCGTGCAATAGCAGCAAAATACAATATTGATGAAGATGTAGCAAATAAAATTTATAACAACTATAACGGTGCTAGAACCTCAGCTTTAAAGTCTATTAAAGATAAAGGATTTATGGTTGATACTGATGGATCAATTATTAAAGTTCCTCAACTTGAGTCTCAGACTGCTGATTATTTACCATTAATGGATTTTAAATTAATGGATAGTTTGCTTAAGCGCAACGGTTCAGTCCTTAATTCTATGAAGGGCATAACAGTTGATACAACTCTTCATATGGCAGATGTATTACAAGATGCTTTCAAGGCAGGTGCCTTGCTTCGTCTTGGTTATACACAACGTAACGCTATAGATTCTCAACTTCGTATAGCAGCCGCCGTAGGTTCTTTTGCTACCTTACGTCACCTAGGTCCTGGTGTTAAGAATATTATTAATAACAGCATTGCTGTTCCAGCACGGTTAGTTGATAGATACCGTCCAATAGATTCTGGTCTAACACTAAAGCAAGTTCAACAATCAAACACTACTGTTATAAAAGAACTTGAAGGTTTAAGAAAAACTATATCTGAAACTGAAGCAAAGTTATCTTTAAAGCCTGAAGACTTAGATTTAGCCGGAAAACTTAATACTTTTAAAGAACTAGAAAAAGAAAAACTAGCGGTATATAACCATTACTCAGAGGTATTAAATAGAGCCAAAGGCGCTGATCCTAAAGCCCGTATTGGTACTGGTACATTTAAAGTAACTACATCTGATGGTCAACAGTACGATCTTTATGATGCTTTTGGCGGTCCATTAGGAGATATGTTCCGCAAGATCGCATCATCTGGTAACTCATTTGAACGTATGGTTGATAGCAATACCGATATGTATATGCGGAAGTTGACATCTAAAGGTATTGGTCAAGTAAAACCTACCGATCCTGGATACTTTGATCAATGGGCTCAGACATTACGTCAACAATTTGGTAACTCAGCAGTTGTTAAAAAGATTATTGCTGGTGAATCTGTTGATGATATTTCTCGTTGGCTTAGAAACTCACCAGATGGAAGAGATTTACGTCGTAGGCTTGCTGTTCCTTCAGATGAAGCAGCCGATTATGTTACAAAAGTAAATGGATTTTTAGATCAATACTTACCAGCATCATCAAATCTTAGAAGTAAATTAGGTGATATTACTGCTAACGATCTAAGATCTACATTTAAAGACCCAAGAGATTTGCCTATTATTCACGGCCATATTCTTGAAGAGAACCTTTTCAATACATCACGTATTAAAGGTAGAGAAATAATCAATACTCTATTTCATTTCTTAGGAACTTTACCTGAAGATACTTGGGCAAGAAATCCTTTATATGTACACTTCTATCGTCAAGAGGCTAAACGTCGCGTTGATGTAGTAGCAAGTCTTAAAGGTGACAAACTATCCTTTGTTGATCAACAAGATATAATGAAAGCTGCTCATAAATCTGCTTTGCGAGAGATGAAGGGCGTTCTTTTTAATATTGAACGTAAATCCAATCTTGCTGCTGCTATGAAATATATCAGCCCATTCTTTTCAGCCCAAGAAAATGCTTACAAAACTTGGCTTAAGATGGCAGTAGCTAATCCACAGATTATCAATCGTGGATATCTTGTATGGAACTCACCAAATAAAGCAGGTCTTGTAACTGATCAAGATGGAAAAGAAGTTCCACCAGGACAAACATCTGGTAATGATGTTATTTGGGTAGGTTTACCAAAAGGAATTACTAAGATTCCTGGTCTTCAATCATTAACTGAACTTGGTATTCCAAAGGGATCTTTAGATATCCTGTTCCAAGGCGGAATGGATGTCCTTTATATGAAGGGCAACCCAAATGTCTTTAGCGATATCTTCCCAGTTGGTCCTTATGTAGCAGTTCCGGTATCGGAAGTTGTAAAACGTCAACCTTCGTTAGAGGATGCGTTTAAATGGGCGCTACCTTTTGGTCCTTCTAAAGATGCAGTTTCAGGATTTTTACCAACTTGGTTTCAAAGATTACAAACTAGAGCAACAGGATTAGAAGATCCAGCATTTGCTCGCAGTTATCAATTAATCTGGAATACAGAACAACAAAAAGCAAAGCGCAATGGTTTGCCACCAGTAGATCCAAACAAAGTTCTTAATATGACTAAAGATTACTGGAATATGCGTACTGCTGCTAACTTAATTATGCCTTTTGCTCCAAGATTTGATAGCCCATATAGATATTACCTTCAAAAATCTCGTGAGTATAAGAGAATTTATGGTCTTGATGCAGATGCTAAGTTTTTACAAGACTATCCTGACTTCTTTGCCTTCTCAGCAAGCTTGTCATCTAACCCAACTGGTGTTCAATCATCAGTACAAGCGGTTAATAACATCAAGAAGTATAATGGTCTTATAGGTGATCTAGCAAAAATTGAACCTAAATTAGTTGGTTTAATTGCTAATTCCCCTTCTGGTTATGATTTTTCTCAAGCATCATATGATTACCTATACGGTAAGAGAATCTCACCTGATTCACCACAGAAGTTCTTATCATCTCAAAGCCCTGCTGAAGCCCAACGCAAGAATGAGGCTGAAAAGGGTTGGATTATTTACAACCAATTTTCTGATGCAATAGATAATGAACTTCAAAAACGAGGTCTTTCTTCAATTCAACAAATTGGAGCTGAGGATCTAAAATATTATAAAGAACAAGTAATTCAAAAGTTATCGATTCAAACAGATAATGAAGGCAAGCCCGTTTCTGATCCTAAAACCGGTCAATTTGTTCAAACTGCTTGGTACAACGATTATCTTGATTCAGATGGATCTAAAACAAACCGAGTTATCGTAGGTCTTGGATCTATTCTTAATAACGAGAAGTTTATGAAAGATAATAAAAATAATACAACTTGGAAATCAGTATCTACTTATCTTGACTTTAGAAAAGCAATAGCAAATGAACTTGTCAAAAGAGATGTAAAATCTATTGAGGCTAAAGCAAATGCTGATTTAAAATACTATTATGACGGAATGGTAAATAAATTGAAACAAGATGATAAACTTGGATTTTCATATTTATATGACAGATTCCTTTCTCAAGATCTTGTATACGATAAATATCTAACACCAAAAGGGGCTAAATAATGGGTTCAGATCTTTCTAGTTTGGGTCAATCTTTAGGTATCCCTGCTTATGACCCAACAACCGCTGTCTCAGGTACTGCTAAAAAAACTGGTACTTATACAAGCACTCAAACTTCAGTTACTATTCCAGATGATCTTGCTTTAGAGCAAAAAATAAATCAAGTATTTCAACAGTTTTACGGAAGAGATGCTAATCAAAATGAATTAACAGTTTGGCTTCCCCAACTTAAGAATAAATACAAAGGTCCAGATGGTAAATCTAAGACTACTGTAAAATCAGTTTATGATAGTAATGGCAATCTTATACGTACCGATTATCTTACAGCAGATAACCTTGATCCTAAATTATGGCTTACTGATAAAATTAAAACTCAGTTAGTATCTGGCAAACAAGAGATAAATAAGTTAGCAATTCCAGAAGGTCCTTCAGGTAAGTACTTTACTGAGGTTAAGAACCTAGCCGCTAGAAACGGTATTATGCTTTCCGATGAGGCAGCAACTGATTATTCTAATAAAATTGTAGCGGGTGTAATGGATGCTGATACTGCTTATAACACTATTAGAGAAAGCGCAGCATCTGCCTTCCCTCAACTAGCAGATAAGATTAAAGCTGGTATTGATCTAAAGACTTTGGCAGATCCTTATATTCAATCTATGAGTAATATACTTGAGTTGCCTTATTCAGCAGTTGATCTATTTGATCCTAAGATTAGAAGCGCTCTTTCATACACTTTACCTGATGGGAAAATTGGAACTAAGTCAATCTATGATTTTGAAAAAGAATTACGCCAAGATCCTCGCTGGCAGTACACAAACAATGCTAAAAAGGCAGTTGCAGATTCAACACTTAGAGTCCTTCAGGACTTTGGATTTCAGGGGTAAATAGTGGCTACTTCAAATTTTACTTATGGCGCTGGTAATCCAGCAGGCGTTCCTACTGTTGCTAAGCCTGCTCCTAAACCAGTTGCTCCTACTACGTCTAATACTGATAAACAAATTGCTGCAGCAAAAGCGGAATTAGCTTCAAGTCAAAAACAATTAAAAGATTTATTAGGTACACTTAATGCTCCTGCTGCAACTTCTACTGGATTAACACCAGAGCAGATAGCAGCACAATCAGCCGCTGCTCAAGCCGCTGCTGCCGCAGCAAATGCTGCTGAATTAGCTAGACAACAAGCTGCCGCTGATACAGAAACAAAACGTCGTCAAGGTCAATCTGCTTATGACATTTTATATTCAGAATTTAATCAATACGGATTAGGTTCTTTAGTTGAACCTTTAAAAAACCTTATTCAATCAGGTCCATCCTCTGCAGAATTAACATTAGCCCTACGAGCAACTGATGCTTACAAGAAAAGATTTTCCGCTAACGCTGATCGTATTGCCAAAGGATTAACTGCTCTTAATGAAAGAGAATACTTAGGGCTAGAAGATCAATACCAAAATATTATGCGTAACTACGGATTACCTGCTAGTTATTACGCTAAAGATTCTATGGGTACTCAAGCTGGTTTTAATCAACTCCTTGCTAATGATGTATCCGCAGCGGAGTTAGAAGATCGAGTATTAACTGCACAAAGTAGAGTTGTTAATGCTAACCCAGAGGTTAAACAAGCACTTAGAGCATTTTATCCTGACATTACAGATGGCGACATCTTGGCTTATACCCTTGATCCAACTAAGGCGCTAACTGATATTAAGCGCAAGGTAACTGCTGCTGAAATTGGTGGAGCAGCCCTTGGTGCAGGACTTGCTACAAGTCAAACAGCCGCTGAAGGATTAGCTGGTTATGGTGTAACTAAAGGCCAAGCACAACAAGGTTACAGTACTATTGCAGAGTTCTTACCTACTGGTCAGAAACTTTCACAAATTTATCAAGAGTCTCCTTATACTCAAACACAAGCAGAGCAAGAGATATTTAATCTTGCAGATTCTGCTGCTGCCGCTAAGAAGCGCAAGCGCCTATCTCAATTAGAGACAGCCACATTTAGTGGTTCATCTGGTGCTGGTGGTGGAGCATTAAGTAGAGATCGTGCTGGAAGTTACCAGCAATATGGAGCGCCAGGAGCTGGCTCTTACTAAACAACTAGGCCTGCTAACGGGACGACTGGTCCGTTAGAGAGAAACAATAAATACCAGGAGTAGAAGCCATATAGAAAACCCCCGATTTTATATGAGGTCTACGCAACTACAACAGAATGGGAGATGGACTAATGTCCAATTTCGACTACGAGGATGAAGACGACGATACTACACAGGATCTGAGTCAGAATAATGATCTCGTTAAACAATTGCGTAAAGCAAATAAGCAAAAGGAAAAAGAATTAGCTGAGCTAAAAGCACAGTTTGACGGACTTTCCAAAGCACAAAGAGAACGAGCTATTAAAGATGTCCTCGAAGCTCGTGGAGTGAATAAGAAGATCGCTTCTTTCATTCCTTCGGACATAGACCCAACTGAGGAGTCTTTGTCTAAGTGGTTAAACGAATACGGAGACGTATTTGGTGTAACTGCTGAACCAACCCAAGAGGTCGTAGACCCGGCTCAAGCGGCTGCGTATAAGAAAATGAATAGCGCTATTGATTCTGGATTAACTCCTGATTCATCAGATGATATTCTTAAAAAGATTCTTAACACTAACAGCAAGGAAGAGTTGGACGAAGTTCTACGCCAATCTGGGTTATAACTTCTATCCGAAAGGCTAAACCCTAAATGGCAATTCCAGGCGGTTCGTTAACCGGTACCTCGGCAATTAGCAATTTGGTCCAGACCGCGTATGATCAATACGTACGTATGGCCCTACGTTCCATTCCAGTAATGAGAGCGCTTGCTGATGTTAAGCCAGTACAACAGGCAATGCCAGGATCATCAGTTGTATTCTCAATCTATTCTGATTTAGCACAAGCTACTTCAACTTTGACAGAATCAACAGATGTTTCTTCTATTGCCCTAGGTAACCCAAATCAGGTTACTGTAACACTTCAAGAGTACGGCTCAGCCGTAACAACAACTAAGAAGTTAAACCTAACTTCTTTCAACGATGTAGATGCAGCACTTGCTGATATCATCGCTTATAACGCTGCAGACTCTATCGATGCTGTTGTAGCCTCTGTTTTAACAGCAGGCTCAAACGCAATCTATGCAGGAACAGCAACCAACACAGCAGGTATCAAGGCTGATCAGTTACTAACAGTTTCTGACATCCGTCAGGCTGTAACTGAACTTCGTACAAACAAGGCTCTGCCTCGTATTGGCGAACTATATGCAGGATACCTACACCCACGTCAGACTGCTGACCTTCGTGCTGAGACAGGAACTGGTGGATTCCAGGACCTAACTAAGTACGTTGATCGCACTCCGTTCGTCGCTGGTGCTGTTGGCGTAATTGAAGGTGCGTTCATTGTTGAAACACCTCGCGTTCCTTACGCAACAAATGGAACAACTAACGTCTACAAGGCAGTAATTGCCGGACGTGAAGCGCTTGCAGAGGCGCAAGGTCAAGATATCTCAACCGTTATCGGACCACAAATCGACGCTCTACGTCGTTTCCACACAATCGGTTGGTACTACTTCGGCGGATGGTCACTACTTCGTCAAGCAGCTATCTATCGTGTTGAATCTGCTGCAACAAACGGCTAATAAATCCGTTTCGGTAAGGGGCGGGTCAAACCGCCTCTTATCACTTAGAAAGGAAGTTATGGCACAAGTATTAGTTGGTTACTCAATCAACACACCTTGGCAATATCAGACTTGGGGAGCAGGCGAACCTTGGCCTGATAAGTACTCTCGTCTTGCTGGTAG